CGCCATGATCATCTTTTACCTCGATAAAGATGGTAGGCCTTAACGGGTGCAATAGCATAAGGTCAGGATATCCGTTAACCGTTGCCCGTATTATCTTAATCACCAGCCAGCCATTACCCTCAAAGTGTTTCTTTAATTTTCGCTGGTAGGTGCTTTCCATTTCTTAAAATGTTTTAGCGTATAATCCTGCTTCTTCATTACGGTGTTGTAAATATCCGATTCAATTCCACCCTCCGACATTATGAACCAAACTTCGGGCGGTGTTGTGCGGTCTTTAGTAGTTGCCCTATCTCGCCCTTGTATGTATGATAGGCTGCTGAACTCGATATTCAAGTACACTAAGCAATCAGCACTCGATAAGTTAACCCCTTCGCGGCTGCTGCGAATTTGCCCAACAAAAGTAGCCGTTGGGTCTGCATTAAACGCTTCGGGTGTATTTACGCAATTTTGTATCAACTCTTTCACCATGTCCATCTCGGCTTGGTACACGGTAAAGATGGCAATCTTCCTACCAGCGAATTTTCGCTGTATAGCTTTTACTTTCGTATTATCTACAATGTGAACCCCGTTTTCAGTTATTACCGTTCCGCTGCATAATTGGTGAACCTTTGACTGCTGTTTAACGCCCGTGTCGGCAAGTATAACATCGGTTTTACCTTCATAAATCCCGTGGTTTTTTACCGCTTTAATCAACTTATAAGTTGATTTTTGCAAAGGAACGACAAGAATGTCCTCAATAATTTGCTGCGTAAACCCAGCTTGCTGTTGGGTATAGGTTAGCATAATCGGCTTGACATACATTGCAATATCCTTCCAACGTGCATCGGAGTAGTCGTTCGTAGTTTGCCCTGTGCCTATGTATTTCACTCCGACATTCACAAACACTTTAGCCCACTTGTAGAAGTTGCCGTATTGTGCAAATGGGCTTAATGGATGCACCCAAAATTGATGGAATAATTGGCTAAAACTTTCAGGGCTTGGCGTTCCACTAAGCAGAATTAGGTAGGTGTTTTGGTCTATAATCGCCCGTAATTGTTTAGCCCTTAGCGATGGTTTTGGAAACGCTCCAATACAATGCGCTTCATCAACTACTATGTATTTGAACCGTTCTTTTACCTTGTGCAAACTTTCATAATTCACACATTCTACATTGAACCCGATTAACTCCGCATCGTTTTGGATGCTGGGTATTGCTTTCTTCTTGGTTACAAATAGGCATCTATTTGTGCCTAACTTTTGCAGCGTTGCAAATGCTGTTAAGGTCTTGCCGCAACGTACCTCCCATGCCAAATAAACTATTTTCCTTTTCAGTAGTATAGCCGCTGCATCTTCGCTACCTTTTACTTGGTAATCTCTTAGCTGTATCATTAGAACGGGTCTGATTCTATTAACTCATTTTCTCCCTCAAATAATATCCATCTAAGTGAACCGCTTTTACCTTGCGTTACCTTGTAGCCTTGTCGCTTTCCGTATGTTTCCATCCATCCTGTAAATTTCTTTTGAGTGAGCCACTTTTTAAAATCGCCATACTCATTCACAAAGTGTTCAAACATTGCGCCCTTATCTAACCTTTGATTGCATGGTAATGTTTCACCATTTGCCCACTCAGCAAATTCGGACGCGGTTTCTTTTATGAATTTTCTAAACTCTAAATTATTACCAGCGTGCGCAACTAATCCATTTGACAAATAGTATTGAACGCATTTAACCATGAAACTGTCAAACATAGCCCACTCATCACTACTCCACTCATCAAACATCATTTTACCAAACTCATCAAATGGCGTGTGATGCGCTCCAAAATATCCGCTTAATTCAATTTCAAATTTTCTACGCTCAAAAGAACCTCCAACGCCACCAATAGTGTAATTAGTAGTGATTACCAATTTAGGCGAACGGCTAACAGGAATGTGTATAGCATCCTTGTTTTTCTTTTCTAAAGTGATACCTTCCGTAATGAGTGAGAATAGCTGTTCGAATGCAAAAGACTTTTTAACGTCATCAAAAACAAGCACCTGAGTATCTGCTCCAACTGTTTGATACGGGAATGATTTATCAAAACTGAATTGCTTACCATCCAACACGTTTACTCGTTTCATGTGTCCAATAGCAGCGCAAAATAAGCCCTTACCACTTCCTCCGTTTGGGTTGTCGCTTATAGTTTCATCGTTAAATATAATTGCCTTATTATTAGCGGAGGTCTTATGTGAATGAAGTAAATAGCCAGCCACGCTTCGGAGTGAGTTATATCTGTTTTCATCTCCACCAGCTATTAACTTAACAAACTTTTCAAACATCCCAACTCTTTCACTTACCTCACCTTGCCACTCCCTATTTATAACGTGTTTCTTCCATACAAACCCGTCAAGGTCTATGTAATCAATAATGTCAACTTTATTGGGGGTTACTTGTAGAACGCAATTATTAAAGTACAGATAACAAGTTTGTTCATCGTCTTTCTTTAAGTTCACATTTGCCGTTTCGAGCATAGACAAATAATCCTCCTTGAATAGCCTTGTTTGGTTAGCCATAAAGTCATAAGGTGCAAATCCTATATCCGTCCTTTGGAGTAATCCGTTTAATACAAAGTCCTTAATTTTTGCAGTTCCTGTATCTTCTAATAAATTGCTATCAATTTTAACAAACAAATAGTTTGCGCTTCCCTCAGGATAAAACTTAAAGAATTGATTTTGTTGTAAAAAGAATTTATATTGATGTGGTGATAGTACAACTTTACCCTTATCGTTATAATTCCAATAGTCAGTAATAGCCATCGTGCTTTTGGCATCATAAACAGCCAATTCCAACTTTTCATATTCTATTCCTGTAGCTTTCTCAATTTCCTTTAATGTCTTACCAGCCCGAATGCTTTTCTCAATAGCCCTGTGTGCTTCTTTATCTTCTAAGAATTGCGTTCCATGCTCCGATGTGTTTCGGTATACCTTACGGATTATATTGTTAATCTCAGTAGTTGAAAACGGCTCAGTTCCACCCTCCGCATATTGAGAACACACTTGTTCAGCGGTGTGTATATTTATTCCATGCCTATTTAATGCGTGTGCAAGTACCACCATTGAAGCGTTACGGCCACCTCCAGCTTTGCCGTGGTCTTTACCTCTATGGTTTTTTTCCCACCACTTTAGTAATACCGTTATAATTCGAGTGTCTGAGGTTATTGGTAAAACAGGATTATGTACGGCATATTCAATTACATCTTCCTCTATCTTTTCAGTCCAAACTTTACTGTTAGGATTATAGTACAACTCAGGGTCGTAACTTTCATAGCATACCCTACTAACGTCCGATGTTTTTAGGTCGAAGTAAGGTGTATCCCATTTAAATGATATTGCAGCAAAATACTCTTTATGTCCTTGCGCAGTAGTTTCTGGTATAAGTGTTAAAACCTTTAACCCGTTACCGCTTGGTGAGGTAAACATTGCATACGTATATTCATCTGCTTGTAAAGTATCGCGCCACGTTTGCATAGTTTCGGCATCGTTTAGATTATCAAAATCTAAGCAAATTATTCCCGAATGCTTTACTAATCCCTCCGCCTTACGGTGTGCAAACGTGCCACTAAAGCAAATAGAAGGCAAAGATTCCTTTAGCTTGTTTTGCCTTTCTTTATCAGGCGCGCTTCTAACCTTCTCTATTTGCGCCTTTGACTTGCCTTGCTTTATTCTTTCAAGTATTGCTTCTACTGGACGTTCATATCCAGCCGTTGTACTTGTTATATTTTTGAATATGCTTACAGTTTTCATAATTGGTACATTCTAACATTTATCATACATTCTCCACATTCCTCCCATGCCTTACCAAGTGCAACGGCATCACTTACCAAAATCCCATCACGTTTTGCAAATGTCACCTCTAAATCTCCTTTCCTATCGTGAACCCTAATGACTGAATCAATGTCTAATCCATTTTCAGCCGCTAGAATAAAAGCATAGGCAACTCTTGGGTTTACATCATTACCTTGCTCATAACGTGTGCATCCAACTCTTTCTATGTCCTGAGCGTACTTATCCCTTAACTCTAATAATATAAATCCTTCCATGTTGATTGGTATAAATAAGAAAACCTGTTAGGTTCAGCAGGCTCAGTGCATCCCCTAACAGGCTTTCAAAATGTCTTTTATGTGTTTTCAGTTCTGAGCCAACTGTAACGCTGCAAATATACACAACTATTTTAAATATACAATCCATAGGTTAAAATTTATTTTAGGACGTATCAAAAGGACATTTGGATTAATTGAAATACAGATTCGGACTTTATCAAACCTTTACTGCTATTGACTTTGGACGTATGGACGAATTAAAACTCAATTTTGAAATAATATGTATAAAACGATAATTCTCAAAAATCAATAGATAAGGGTATAGGGAAACGTCCAATGCGTCCAATCAATAAACACGGGGGTTTACTAATGCACAATAAAATAAAACGGGCATAAATACGTCCATGCTGAGAATTGCGATACGTCCAAAAACAAAAAAGCCCCCATCCGGAGGCTCTTTAGTGTTTAGATGCGCCACGTTTTGGCGATGTGGTCAGATAGTAGGTAGTCGTCCTCAATCCAATAGCCTAATTTACGCGCTCGGATTGGAACGAAAAAGGCAAGGTCGCTATCATGCCTTAATGTTTGTATGTCCTTTTCAATGGTTGCCGCGCTGGTATCATTTCCCAGGAACGAATTAACCTTATCGGCCAATGCAAACCGAGTGAGTGGATGGTCATAACTTGCAGCACGCAGCTCGCGAATGATTACAAGATAGCGTTTGAAAGCGGACTTGTTTACTGGCATGGCTCAATCGTGTAAAGGTTTCCATCCTTAGTAACTGGTAACCTCTTCAACTCGTTTTCGATAACGCTATCACTCCACTTCTTTCGCTTTTGGATTCTGCTAACGTGGGCTTGTAAATCGACAACGGAGTAGCTGCCTTGCATGAGTAGTGCGCATATTATTTCTGCTCTTGTTCCCATTGCTTCGCCATCTCTAAGATTGTTTCAATTTGCTCTTTGTATTTGGGCTCGATTGATATGTATGCCCTTGCTTGTCGTACGTTGTGGATAACCGTGCTGTGATTTCTGTTCAGCAACTTACCCATGTCTAAGTAAGTAGATTGGTTTATGTAAGTATAGATAACGTAGGCTATTTGCTCACGACATTTTACAACGTGGGGAAGGTTGGACTTCCTAACTATTTCCGACCATTCGATTTGATGCACTTCCATTGCTGCAATACATAGCCCCTCAACACTTACATTGGGTAGGAATTTACGCTCGGATAGCCGTTGTTTAATGGCGGCCAGTTGTTCTGCTGTCATCTTCATTTTGCGCTTACAATTACAGGCGTTTGAAGAATTACAAAGTGCGCCCCGTTTTCAATCGTTAGGCTGTACGTTCGCCCGTTCCAATGGCTTTCCACTTGCAAAGCGCGAGCAAGTTCGCCCAGAGTTACCTTGTCGCATTCGATGTGTGCGGAGGTGTCGGAGTTTAACCGAGTAGCCGCAATCGCTCCTTTGAGGTATGCCAATGCGCTTAGATTTGGCGTGTCTTTTAGCGCAGATTCAAGTTGTGTTAGTGTGATCATGGTTATTTGTTTTCTTCGGTTTCGTCCTCATCTTCTACTTCGCCTGTTCCGTTGCAAGTTTCACAGTCATAATAGTGTCCGCATCCACCGCAGCATTCGTTACGCCACTTTGTGCATTGTCGGCTTGTGTCCTCGTATTTTTGCCCTTCTTCGCAGTCAGGGCAAGGCTTCATTTTGGTTTCCATTGTGTTGTGGTTTTTAGTGGTTGGTTAATCAAACAATTCTTCTTGAGTGTCATAAATCTGAAACAGTACATCTATACCGTTTCCAGAATAATCAATGCAATTCATGTGAAAGTCATCTTCGCTTGAAATATCAGCTCCATTTTTTCTTGCAAGAAATTTCCAAATGTTAAGTTCGTTCATGCAATGTTGTAGACTTCCTTTTGCAAGGTATTCTCTCTTGCCTGTTTCGTAATACTTGACTAATTCGTGTATTGTTTTCATCGTGGTTTTTTTTGTGCCTCCGTTCGGGTTTGATTGCTCGCCCCCGTTCGGATGCTGGTTAGGTTTATATTGATTGATTAGGGTAAGCAATGATTAACAAAGAAACGTGAACATTGTAGCCGTCAAGTGTTTGATTAGCGTAATTAACACCGCTTTCTAACGCTGCCTTTGCCGCTTGTTGATTTTTTCTGCTTTTTGGATTTACCAAAAAACCGTCATTGTCAAATGCTTTTCTGATTAGTGTAGTTACTTCGTTCATGGTTTCTGTTTGTTTGATAGGACAAAAGTACAAAGCGTTTTCTATCTAAATAGCATAAAACTTACAAAAGTGAAAATAAATAAAAATAAACCAGTCGCAAGGATTACCACAAACCTCACGACTGGCTGAAAAGACCCGACAAAGTGCGCTTGAATCAGAGGCGTGTCAAGTTTGATTATTACAAAGATAAAAAGAAACCCGTCAAGGATAACCACAAACCTTGACGGGCTAAGTAAAAGACCCTAACTGGTACGCTGTTCTGAATGGTAAGCGTTCGGGTACTGTTGCCACAAATATAGTAAACGTTCACAAAATATAAACATGGATAAATAATGAACGCATATTTATACCCGATGCGGTATGAATTGCCGCGCATTATGCCTAAATATACCCGTTAAGGTATGATAAAGTAAGCCTATAAGTTGACTTTTACCACTAAAAAGTAAGCCTATATCCTGACTTTGCGCCTATTTATTTTAAATCGCGCCCGAAAGTATCGTTTGAAAAGATAGGACTGCCATCCACATCCAACGGTGGGTAGTGCCTTAGACACCTTCGCGCCCTTTCCTTTAATTGCTTTACAGTCTTTGGTCGGGTGCTTGTATTTAACAAGTCGAGCAGAAACTCCCGTGTCATTAACAAAGACGCTTCCTGTTCAAAGCGTAGGCTCATTCCTTTTAGCTTTAATATAATCGTCCGCAATCTTGTCTTGCAACACTTTTGTGCTAACCGTAAATGACTTTCCGCAAAGTTTATTTGTGCAATTCATTCGATGGCGTGGTAATCCAGCCCCCGTGTATCGCGTCCCTCTGTTTATTGTTTCTTCGCATCCACAAGCTGGGCAACTATACCTACCATGCCCAGTTGCAGCACCAGCGTGTGAGTTGCTTGTAACGTATGGCTGCAATTTGTGAAACACTCCCTCCAACACCTCTACGTCTACCTTACAATATGCCACCATTTTATCCAACGCATCACGGTCGTTATGCAGCACGATGGCTACCCAATCACCCCACGAAACACTTTCTTTTCCCTTGCCCAAAAGTAGCTGCCCTAAGTAGTCCAACTTATTAGAGTTGAATCGGAAATGCGTACGGGCTTTCTTTAGCGTGTCCAAACTTGTAAACTTTGGAGGACATTGAATGCCGTGAATTAAGCAACGGGTGCGAATCCATTTCTCGTCAAAATTATCCCCGTTGTGGCCTACTATTTCGTCTGCTTCCAACGCAGCTTCCATAAAAGTAGAAAGGGCTGCAATGTCGCAACCCTCCTTCCATTCTACACTATGCACTACTTTTTGCCCTTCCCATTTCCAACAGATGCAAATGATGGCACGCTCTTTTATTATGTTTTCGGGTGGAATGTTTAGCTTGTATCCAGCTTGCCAAAAGAAACCGATGTTCGGGCTTGTTTCAATATCGTAAAATAATCGTTTGAATCCTTCTGGTGGTAACGCAAATTGGATATTGAACATTTGTATGTTGTAAGGTTAACGCCCTTGACCTCTGTACGCTTTAAACCCCTTCGCCCGATACTTACTATGTCTTCTCAATTTGCGCTTAACACGGGGCTTGAATTTGCCCCCTACGATGATTTTAGCCATTAGTCTGCTTTAATGTGTTTGAGAATAATCGTATCCATTCGTCTCATTTCGTTCTGAAGTCCGTCTACTTTCACTTCTAATTCTTTGCGCCCTTCCTCACATTCGCGGTGCAGTTGCCTTGTTTCGCTTAGACTTTCTTTGATGTCGGCCATCTCTCCTTTGGTAAATTCGTTAGCTTCTTTGTATTGCGTAATAAGCCCTTTGACTTCTTCGAGTTGCTGGTTCTTGCCCAATCGAATACCGCCCCACGCACCGCCGGCAAGTCCTCCGATTGCCGTAATAATTGCGCCTATTCCCTCTGCTTCCATTGCCTTAAAGTGTGCCATTGTTTCGTTTGTCTTTGTCGGCTGAACCTTGCGAACTTCCGAAATAATATGATGCAACGGAGGTAACGATACCAAACGCAAACCCGATAGCCGTGTCGATTGTCCGCTGGTTCTCCGTTGGTATGGTTAAGAATGATGCTGCGAAAACGTAACCCATTGCGCTAATGTAAACCACGAATGCAAGTATTAAGCGGATGTAGTGGCTGCTAAATTTCATTTGGGATTGGATATAAAGCATCCCACCAAGCCGGAGGGTCGCTGTTAAATTCCCACCCGTTAACAGGTGACTGCCCCGCATCTGCTGCTGTTATTTCTGTGCCATCGGGAAACGTAATCGTGTAACCCCTCGCTTGCTGTTCTTCGTTGTACCACATCTTAGTTCGCTATTGTGTAACCTTTACCAGTCATTACCAATCTAATCGCTAAGGCCGTTGCATCGCTTGCCGTAATTAACACCCCGAAAGGTGTGCCTGTTATCGTTATCGTTTGCGCACCGCTTGCCGTACCAAGTGAATTTGCAAATATATTCATGCCGTAGTTACCGATCGATGTATTGCTAAAATTAACGCCACGCGTCAAGTTAGGCATATCGAGAACTTGCAAGCTAAAGCAATTTTGTATCATGCCCGTTGTAGAAGTACACGCGGCAGCATTTGCGACCCTAATTGCGTTCAAAGCATAGCACGTATTGAAAGCATAAGAGTAATCAGTACAGGCTGGCAATGTGAGTAGCCCTATTGACTTCATAGCGAAATTACCAGACCATCCAAATGTGATACTTGTACAAGCGTTGGCCGTTACCGTTCCAAAGTATTCAAGAGCAAGGTTATCGCTATAAGTATAAGCTAAAGATGTGGTGCTATTGGCTATCAAATTACCGTAAGACAAGACCATTGCGCCCGTAAATGCAGACCCCAATCCTGTAGCTGTTCCGAAATTTACATCACCTATTTGACACGCTCCGATTCTTGGCGCAAACGCTCCCAAACTTCCAGCCATCGTAGCCGGTAGTTGAAGGATTCTTAAGTTAACCGCGTTTCCAATACGAATAGTGCCAATAGTACCCAATGCCCAAATGCGTAGGATTTGAACCATTCGCGGTTCACGTGTAAACAACTGCCCCATCGTGAAGGTGGTTGCGTTTGGAAAACTTAGGTTGTAGTCTACTGCGTAACTTGGTGCGTTTAGTGGAGAAGTTGCCGCGCTTGCTGTAAAGTCTACGTAGGCAATGTTTCCCCCCGATGCTGTTATTGAAATGGTGACAAATTTGTAATTCTCGCCTGTTTGAGCATCCACATAAACTGTACCGGCTAAGGTGCTATAAGTGTAAACCTTAGTTCTTAACGAAGTAGTTGGTGCGCTTGTTGTGCCATCGCCCCAATCAATAGCCGCATTGTTATAGATTTGACAAGTAAACCGATTTAAACGGTTCTCATAAACGGGATTTAGAATATAGCCCTCTTGACTTGCTGCCGTAATTGTTGGCAATGTAGGCCAAAATGAAGGGCGAACCCAACCGCCCGATGAGGTAAACTCTAATGTATCACTACCAGCATCGTATGAACCCGAATTAACCGCCCCGTCCAGCTTTGTGATTAGGTTAAATGTAGATCCACTCGACAAGGATTCCTTGTTGACTGCATTTATTTGAAAGGTAACTGGTGAACAGGCTGCAGATGTGAAGTCTAAAGTGTCCACTCCATCCCATGTGCCGTTGTTTGCCGCCCCGTCCAGCTTTGTGATTAAATCAAATGTCGAACCGCTCGCCACGTCAAATAACGAGTTGCCATTTTGCGTTACGCTACCATCCGAACACGCAATTGCTTTTACTATGACTTTAACGTTTGCCATCTTATCCTATGTATTCGTGCAATCCAAAGTAGAGATTAACCGTTGCCGCGTTGTGCGTTGGGCATAATACCCTCGCCCACATCTTTGTTCCAACCGCTTGCCTTTCGCTTACCATTAAAATGTTTATGCTATTATTTACCGCATCAAATGATGGCGCAATGGTGGTATAAGTATTTGCAGCCAACGCAGCCGCTCCACTTGCTCCAAAACCAATCTGAATAAAGTACGTGTGCGATTTATTGTTGCCCGAAAATGCAATTTCCGAAAGGTTATATTTTGCATTTGGCGCAATAACTGGAGTATCTGAACTTCCGAGCAGTTGTGTCCACGCTCCGAAATTATCATTGCCGCTTGTTAATAAGAAGGATGCAACTGGTGCTACGTTGGTATAAGTAGCCATTTGAGTGGCAACGCTTATTTCTCCATTGGGTATTGTTTTCTTACCAAACCATCGCTCGTAGTTGTGAGCGTGGCGGTTAATTACGGCAGCTAAATAGGCTACTGAATCAACCACGCCAAGCATACCATCGGCAGCAGCCGCATCAATCTTATCTATATCCGTGTTAACCGTTACGTTTAAGTCTGCCATTAGTTTATGTTTATATTAATGTCATCGCCAGCGGTTACGTTCACCACTTGCGAAAAAACACCGTTAATGTTTAGGTTATATTGGAAGTTTAAGCCCGTTGCGAAATTAAAGGTTTCGGGTATCATCGCTGGTCTTATTTCGGTTGCAATCACAGTACCGCTTGCATCTTGAAACTCAAATTCGTAATCGTCTAAAACGTATGTCGCACCCGAAACAATATCCTGAGTAAATGTAGCGTCTGAATTTTCTACGGTTGCATCCAAACAAGGGTCGCTTGTAACCTCCCAAGTTTGTAGCCCAGAATTCCAAGTTCCCGAAGGAATACCGTCTAATATAACCGTGATACTTGCGTTTTGCTCGGCTTCTTGGTCGGTAACTTGAACGCTATTGATATAGGTTGCGTTGTTGGCAATTACGTAATCTGTGCCACTTTGTGAGCCTACTGGATTTGCACCCGTGTCAAGAACTGGAATGTCCAAACTGCCTCCACTTGGAACGGTATCAAATAGCACACCGTTTATGTCAATGGTAACGTCTGCACATGGCTCGCATAAAGCATCCTCCAAACAAGCCACTTGCGATGGCGTTAATTCGGCAACGACATTTGGATTGCAAAAGTCAAAGATGTGTAGAATGTTCGGGTCAATATCGCACTCATTTTGCCAACAGTCGCGGCTACCAATAACCGTAACCGAAACGCTTAAGGCCATTATCGCCCGTGTGTAATTAAGGTCGTTTACTTGCGTTCCTGCAAACTCCTCGCCCCATATCTTCGGGATATTGGTATCGATGGAATTTACCCGAATGCTTACACTTTGGGCTTTCAATAGCAGTTTTAAATCGGGCGAATTTCCCGTAATTAAATTCGCTATGTCCTCCGCTAACCGGGTTGGCATAAACGCATCGTCTACTGTTGAATCCTTGCGCCTTGCAACCACAACCAAACGAAGGTCGTAAGTTCCTGACATTTGATTAACACCATACTTGCCCACAATCGGCTCAAAGCTAATGGGGTTATCCATTCGCCAATAACTAAGATTGCCCCCGTCGATATTGATAGGCACAACTTGCCCAGTACCGCTATAAACGTAGGGTACTGTGGTCGTGCCATCACTCCGTAATTCAGCAAGGCAATGTATAACGCCCAAACGCCCGACCGTTTCAAGTTTTAAGTTTAGGTAGTTTACTATTGCTTCGGTCATGATTGAAGTAGTTTAGTCATCTCAAAAGCGTATATCCTTTGAAAATCGTCTTTCTCTTTTTGCGTGAACGCCACAAAGTTACCGAAACGCTTTATATTGCCTTTCAGCTTATCCACGTTCTCCGACCTCCGCAATGCTTCCACGTAAAGGTTATTATTGACTTTAATAACCTCACCAACTGGAGGTGCGCCCGTTGTGTTGGTTTTCTGTGAGTTTGCAAAGTCGCTTTGTAGGTCATTTGTCAAACGCATATTAACCGTGTTCGGGTCGAAGCCTTGCTGCTGTTTAAGGTCGTAATAGCTTGGGTAATACGTGGTCTTTATTTGCTTGCCCGTCTTGCCCTTATGCGTTCCCGCCCGTCTTAAATCCTTATCGGCAACATAAAGGGCATCTGTTTTATTGTAACTCGCGCCACTTATGCCATCGCTAAAAATCCGTATTACCCTATCCGCGTGGACACTTTGCGCCGCGTCTTTTAGCGGTTGGTTCAAAGCTATCAACTTTGCTTTTTCGCGCAACTTAGCCGCAAATTGTTCGGGCGTTAATTGAGCCATAACTGAAAAGTAAAAGATGTATAAGTGCGTGTAAATCGGCAGTAACCTAAGCCACTAATCCACTCGCAAGCCCTATCCCTTTCGCGGATCATGGCAAGGTCGTTCTTATCTGAATGCCGCGTCTGCAATTAAAACAAATAGGGTCGTTGGGTAGGTTAACGGTATTGAATACCCTATCCATTGCCGTGTTAAAATTATCGCGGTACATACTTTGCCGCGCTACAAGTTTGTCGTAATCGCGAACCGTGTTGGTATTGCCCCTCGAAGTGTTGTAAAGGGCATATTCCATAACTAACTCCGCAACCTTAAAGAGTATTGGCATAGCTAATTGCTGCCTGTATTGGCACATCCAACCCTCGCTATCACATTCCATCGATACGCTCAATATAAGCCCTCCCATGTCGCTTAAAGTTGATTGGGTAAGTGGTGCGCCTATTGTAGCCGTTATTGCCTGTGCGGTCACGTGTGCGTTTACGCTGCACGATGTCGGGCAAGTGTAGCAAGTTTGCCCCGATGTAGTTGGAGTTGTTTTGTACGCGGTTATCGCGGTCGCGTTGTACAGGATTAGCAACTTTTCAACTCGATATAATGCGTTCACGTCCACGCTTACCTCTTGACCGGCCACCGCAGCAACTACCTGACTGCCTAAAGTAACGCCCGTAATACCATCCACAAATAAAACCGTTACGTTGCCCGTGTAATTGCCGATGAACCCAACACTTGTAACCCGATAAGCCAAGAAAGGCATAGGGTATTTGCGCCATAGTTTAACGCCTTTGTACTTAGCCAATGCAGCCGACGTAGCTAAAGACGTGCCAGCGTAACCAATCGTTTGAGTACTTACAACCGTCTTAGCAACAAACCCATCCTTCATGTGGGCTGTAATCGAATCAATTACTTCGCGAACTGCCTGACCTCTTAACGCAATAAACAAATCGTCCACGCTTGGATAATCGTTCTGGTCTACATAAGATGAAAGTTCGGAGTAGGTGACTTTAGTATTTAGGTAGGTATTAGCAGCCGTACTAATGTCGGAGCAACCACCTTGCAATCCTATCAATGTTTCTAAGCAAGTCATATCGCAAATTTAAGTAAAAAAAAAGGGGTTAGGTATTAGCCCAACCCCTTCAATTTTAGGTTAATCAATTAATCTGCACAAGCAGCCAAATCAGTACAAACTACTTCCAATGCTGCAAGTCCTTTTACTCCTTCAAAGTTGCTTCCAACTTGGTAAAGGTATGCTGGGGCTGTGTAGTATTGGTATGTCGCACGTATGTTGATATTCCAATCATCACACAAACGCTGCATACGGTAGTCAAACTTCATTCCAGTAGCTGGATCGAAGATGGTATCTGCAATGTTCGAAGAATCCGACAACTTGTTGAAATCAGCTTCATACAAAGAGAATCCAACTGGAACGATAGAACCAAGTCCAACGGCAAGGTTGCTTGCGTTAACCGCAGCCAACGCTGTAGCAAGGTGACGGTCATAAACTGCAGCAAGACCGAAACGCTCAATCATTGCCATCAAGTCATATCCAAGTCCATCAGATGAACCAGCGGCCATTGCCTTACGTAAATAGCTTGCAAGTTCGTTTGCTCCAAAGATTGAAGCCCCGTTAATGCGGCTCATCAAAAGAGCGGTTTGGATTTGCTCGAACAAAGCGGAGTTAACAGGACGTGCATCAGTACCGTTAGCCAAAGTAGTGTTAACTTGAAGGATACCACCAGCCAAATTAGTACCAGCAACGTCAACAGTATCCTGTGACCATGCACCGAATTGAGTAGCGGCAGCCAAAGCAAGACGCTCACTTTCTTTCTCCTTAATGCCGTTAATAATCTTTTGAACTTTACGGGCAACAAATGCGCTATTCTCTTCGCAAGTTCCAACCAAATCGGAAGGGCTAACTGTAAAGTCCTTACCTACGTTCAAAGACGTGTCAAAAGTGTAAGTTTCAACAAAGTCGCACTCGGTGTGAGAAGCCGCACAACCCGAAGTATTCTCGTTTATGTCGGAGGTTAGGAATGGTTGGTCGTATTCAATCTCAACTTGACGCACTTTAGACGCGCCTGTTAAGCCTTTGATAGTTGAAGCTGACCGATTACCCTCGCTCATTACGTGGGTAAGGAATGGCAACGGAATAGCCGCCATGTTGTTTTGATTTGCAAAAGCAGAATCCAAAGAGTTTTGGATAGCTGAACAAGTTACGATTTCGCACAATGATTGTGACATGATGTTTTAGTTTTAAGGTTAGAATCTTGAACAGTAGGCCGTTCAATTCGCCAAAAAACATTTTAAGGGATGTCACGCCCAAAGTGTACTCGTATTCTTAATGCCTTGCAGCTACCTTCTTGACGTTGTTCTGTCCGATTGGTGGCGTGTAAGTGGTGGCAAAGTTAGGTACTTTTTTTGAATCCACTTTTGCATCCAAATTTGACTCCAAAAACTTAGCTTGAATAACTTCAGCATACGTAGCTGGCTCACCACTTTTAACCTTAGACTTAATTAGTTCGCCTTTAATATCGCGCACAATCGGGTTACCTTCTTCGCTCAAATCAAATTTGAATGTTTCGTTCAAATCGGCTTTGAATCCCTTAACGGCTAAAGGGCTTGCGGCTTCTGAAAACTTCAATCCTTTTAGCACGTTCTCAAATTCGCCCTGAATCTTGCCCGTACGCTTTTCAGAAACAACCGCCTCTTTGAACTGGTTAAATTCGTTTTTAGTTCCTTCATGAAGCCCACTCAAATCTTCAAGTTGCTTCTTATACTTATCCAAATCACCTTTGAACTTTGCCTCTGCCTGTTCAGCGGTCAAACCTTTTGCAGCTTCCAATTCGGCAAAACGTGACTTAACCGCGCCCGCAAAGATTGATGGCAAATCGGTTAGGTTCTTATCCTTCAACTCCGAAGGGTCGATTTCCACTCCTATATCCTTAAAGCCCTTTTTAATGGCATGGGAAACTTTGCCATTCAATTCGCCCAATGCTGTTGAATGCCTTTCAGTTGGCACGTACTTAGCGTTTATTTCTTCTTTAACTGTATCAATAGTTGTGTCGGCTGTAATGGTAACGCCCAAAAAGTCGGCAAGGTCTTTTACTTCAATTGGCATCTGTTTTTGGTTTACGTGTTTGTTTTGGTTTTTCGGTTGGCGTTTCAAATTCTTCCAACGGCAACGGTTCGGGCTTCCTTACTTTAGGCGCAAGGTACTCAAACCTTTGTGCAAGTTGGGTAAATTCGTCTTTGGTTAATTTGTCCTCTAAATTCGGATCGCTTACTTCGATGCTCTTAATATTTGGCAGTTTAAGTAACCGACTAAAGAACTCACCGGTTAACGCTTCATAGTTGAACAGGCGCAATTCCTTACCGTTAACTATGCACTTGATTAAGGTATTTTTAGGCATTCAAGATTTGATTGGTTAATATCGAATTAGGCACAAAGGTATTCAATTTAGCCCTTTCTACAAGTTTTGCCACGCGTTCGGCATTATCCAACTCTAAAAACTTAGGATCTTCTTGTATCAACTCCTGTGCAATCTGAATAGACGAATCATGTAGGGTAATTTGCCACGGCTCTATTGAGTTGGTTGCCTTACGCAATGCAATAGCCGTATCACTTAGCGCAAACAACTTGTCTGCAATAACAATAGAACTTAGAACCGCCTGTGCATCAACGTCTGAACTCAAAAGGTTGTTCATTAACTGGAAAAACAAAGTGTGCATAATGTAAGCTGGGGCTTCGCTATCCCGTGCCATTTTGATTTGCTCCCAAATGTCGGCTTCGGTTCTAAAGTCAAACGTCTGCGGGTAAATCAAAGTAGGTGCAAGGTCGGCATCTTCATAGCGTTGGAATGCTATCCTGTGATTAGCAAAGTCAAACACATCAAATATCTGCTCGCTTACGCCTTTGACAAAAGAGAACATTGACTGCTGGTCTATTGCCATCCCTGTAGCCGTCATATCCTTTGAGCCTTTCACATCGCTTGTAGACGTTTGTAGGTGCAGAATTGATCGCGCTTCTTTGGTGTCAATATCCACTTGCTCGCGCACGAAAGACATTGCATTGGTGGATGGCTCAACGTATTCGACAAGTGGGTAGTTGCTCGCTTGCCCTTCGCTGAATCGGTCTGAATCAGTCCAAAGCAAAGTTCCCATCGGGCTAACTGGTCGATATGCCCCTGTGCCTTGACAAGCCCCACACGTGCCTACATCTTTGCCTGTTTCAATAGAAATTAAATGCCCGTTTTGGCAGTTGCTTACTTCATCGTGAAACTCGCACTTTGAAGCCTTCATTATCCTAAACGGAAACGCGCTATTAGCTATTGATAGCTGTAAGTAGTTCCGATTCGTTAGGGCTAAGTTTAGCAAACCAACCGCGTAATAAAAAGGACTTACCCAGTAGATACTGCCATCGGGTGAAATCTGTGGTACTCCTTTCAATTCGATAACAGGAAGTATGCCCTCACCATGCGCAAAGTATTCAAAGATTGCGTAAGTGTTTTCGGTTTGTCTGCCCACTTGCTCAATTCTCCAAATGGTTTCGCGGGTATACAAATACATAACCCGCCCCATTCTATGTTCTTTGCCGTTGTACTCAACCCGTGACATTTCAGAACTAACACAAAGGGCATAGTGACCGCTTTTGTAATCAATTACCTTATCGCTGGCATAGTAGTAAATTGTTGGCTCAAATAGCTTTTGGTCATCAACTCTACTTTCGCCATCCTCACTTTCTACATACTCAAATCCGTGCGGCATAACGGCAACCAAGCCGTTTGCATCTTTTGTTTTGATGGAAGGTAATACGCCTTTTACAAAGGTTTCAACCGAGCCATAAATAGGCAAGTCGGTAAGTAGGTATTTCATCAAATCCTCACTACCTTCTTTTGGTATTACTTGCCAGTTGGAATCTATAAACGCCCTACCAATAACGGTTAAGTAGTCTTGAAATACTTGCGATGTTGTGTTGGTATAGTTGTCCTTTATATACTTTTGCTGCTCCAAATCTTGGTTCGGGGCGCGGTTTCTAAATAGCTTTTCGGGAAACACGTTAGGGTCTGCATGGACAAGTATAGAATTGCGCTGCTCTATTGCGGCAACGTAACCATCTCGATACTTAGGAATATCACCTTTCTTAGTGAATTTCTCAACTTCGAGAACATTATCCAAAATTCGCCTAACATCGACCTCGTTCATGCTGCCTGTTTCATTACGATATAAAAGTCAGTCAATTGGCAGCCTGACTTCTTGCCGCCACACCGCCCTGTGATTGGCCTATCCTTTGGACGTATTTTGATATTCCTTGCCATGTCGCAAAGTTAGTTAATTTTTAACGTGTGCTTTCTTTGCCGTTTATCTCATCAGTCCAATGCTCGCACATTTCGATAATCATGCTTTCAAAAGTGTAGGTAGGTTGCCATCCTAATTCAGTCCGTAGCTTAGTGGAATCGCCTTTCAAGTAGGGCAACTCCTCCGCTCGTAAGTATTTCGGGTTAAGTGTTACATGGTCGCGGTAATTCAAATCAAAGTAACTAAACGCCAATTCGCATAACTCGCGTACGGTGTGCGTTTCCATCATGCTACATACGTAATCAGTTGGCTCGTTAAGTTGCAGCATAGCGTGCATCACTTTTACGTAGTCTTTAGCGTGACCCCAATCGCGGGATGCGTCTAAGTTACCCAACTCCAAACCGTGCTGTTTGCCGTGTGCAATCATAGCGGCGGCTTTGACTACCTTATTCGTTACAAAGTCAACACCTCTGCGTGGGCTTTCGTGGTTGAATAGAATACCATTGCTTAAGTGCATACCGTAAGCCCTCCGATAGTGCCTTACTACGTTGTATGCGAACACCTTGCTGCACCCGTAAGGGCTAACAGGATTGAGCGGTGTTGTTTCACGTTGGTATCCGTCCTCATCACAACTAAGACCAAACATTTCGCTGCTGCTTGCTTGGTACATCCTTGCATTTGGGCAAACCCTTCGCATTGATTCAAGTAGGTTAATCACTCCAACGGCATCGGTTTGAACTGTGAACTGTGGCACGTCAAACGAAATGCGTACGTGTGATTGTGCGGCTAAGTTGTAAACTTCATCGGGCTGCACGTCTGTTAATATCCGTTCCAAACTTAACGGGTCGGTCATATCCCCGTAGTGCGTATGAAAGTTTGGGTTTGAGTAGCACAACTTCAAACGCTTACTTTCTTGCACGATGTTTGAACTCGCCCGAATCATTCCGTGCACTTGGTAACCTAAGCCAAGAAGGTACTCCGAAAGGTAACTTCCGTCTTGTCCTGTGCATCCAGTTACAAATGCTTTCATATCGGAGTACATATTATGTCCACTTGCGCCCCTTCCAATCCCTCATTTTTGTAAAGGTTGCGGTACTCATATCCCATAGAATCAAGTAAGGCAAGCAAACTTGCACGGCTTTCACCTTGTCTTTCAAGTGCGGTTTCGTTCACCTCGATTAACATTGTCGGGGCAAATTTCTTAATAGTTAACGCTGCACCAAGTAACGCTTTGACCTCCATGCCCTCGCAGTCCATCTTAATAAAGTCGCATTCTGGTAGGTTAATCGAATCTAAGGAAACGCATTGAATGTTACCCTCCGCGATGGCGTGAGTAGCCCCAGCGTTAATGTCGTGGGCTAACCCAATGGTGTGCTTCTTATCGCTTACTCCGCGCTTAAAGCATACCGTGTTATCCTTGCCCTTCAAATTATACTCCAAACATTCAAAGGCTTTTGGGTTTGGCTCAAATGCGTATACCGAACCACGTGACCCGACCCGATTAGAATAGGCAATAGTATGATCACCGATATAAGCCCCAATATCAACTACGGTAAACCCGCGATGGATAAATTCATCTAATAGCGGCAACGTACTACGGTCGTGGTCTAAGCGTTGGTTCTCAATTACCCACTTGCTTATGTGAGTATCGCCCTCAATTAACGCGACTTTTTTACCGTTTGGAAATTCGTGTATTATCATTGCTCAAAATGTTTACCAGTTAGCCCAAAGTAAAGGCTTTTCAATCGCTCTTCCGTTTCAATATAATGCCTTATGTTCAATGGGTTGTAACTAAAATCTTCATTTAGCGTGATTATATCGCCAAGTTCGTAAACCCAAATCTTACCTCCGTATAAAGGATGAGATGGGCAAATAAACCTTTTAACAAATCCCCAATAAAAAAGTTTGCTTTCGGTTAGTTTCATTTGATTTGCGCTAAAACATCGTTAGTAATTCCGCCCCAACTCCAAAACTGCATGGCTTTAATCTTTGGCATATCAGCCCCGTTGGTATCTTTGAAAACGTAACCTTTGGGCTCATGTACTTCGGCAAATGCACCCATAACATTAAACTCTGAAAAGCTGCGATAAGGCACACGGCTTAGGTAAGTGAATAGCGGTAATTTATGCACTTCCTCTAAGTACATACACACGTTTTTAAGCGTCTTTGTGTGGTAAACTAAAGGCATCCTTCGCATATATTCCCACTCCACCATGTATTTCATCGCGGCTTCGGTTATCGGTTGCCACGGGCAAGCTATTTCGGAGTAACGGGTTTTCCAAATGATAGGTTTGCCGTTGCTGAAATACTCGTTTACATCCAACGGTTCTACTGCGATAACGTCCGAATCCCAAAACACCACATAATCGGCATCGGTATACTTCCAAGCTTCCAACTTAGTTAGCTGCTGGCCAATATATCCATCAGGAAGGTCAGGTACTTGAGCCACTCTTTCAGCGGTTAGGTGTTCTAATCCTCTTGGGGTTGGTGTGCAAATAACGATATTACGGTAGCCCGTTACGTGCTTTTGAATAGATGCAAGGGCTAAGTGCAGCCATTCGTAATCTTTAGGATAAGTCCTTATTAGAATGTCTATTTGCATTTGGCTTGAATCAATCTAAATACGGTATTGTTTATATCCTGTGGCCGCCCTCTTTCTAAGTAGTTTTCCACCCAACTAAAGTGCCTTGTCATTCGATGCCATTCCTCCGCGTTGTACTGCACTTGGTGGCGTTCGTGCATGAAGATAGGCTCTTTGACTAAGAACAACTGCACGCGGCTCATAATGAAGCGATAGGGTAGCCAATAATCCCACCAAGTTTGCCCCATAGCGAATAGCGTGTGAGGTATCAAATCGTAATAGTCGGAGTGAATAAAGAAAACGTCAAAGCCATTAGGGTATAGCTTTTGGTCTTGAAAATCGCGGTTAAAATCCGTTCGGTTGCAGAATACCAATCCTTGTTTGCACTTGCTGAAATACTCCGATACCGCACCCCTCAAAATAATGTCGCTATTGATTAGCATTATTGATTCAAACCCGTTATTCCTTGCGTGGTCTATAAATGAGCCAATCAGAATATAGGGTGCTTTGTAAAGCCCTTTGGTTGTAATTGTTACCTCCGCAAACTCAATGTCATAGCGGTCTTTAAGTAGCGAAATTTCGCTGGCCGTGTTTAGCGATATAACTCGGCAACCTTGCGCCTTCCAGCTTTCTACTGCTTTTATTTGTGCGTCACCAATCGCGTGGCGTGGTGAAATAGACGTTAGTGCAATCAATTCGATGTGGCTAAAAGTATATCCCGTTCTGCGCATAACTCAATACCGAAATGCCAACTTTCGCTATGCCCGTCGTAAATCTCGTATTGAACCGCGTTGCATGGTCTTAATGCAATGGAAACAATCATGCGTTTGGATTGGTCTTTATCAACTTTCAGATACACAAATTCCCCGATATTGAACTCGATAACGTGACCCGTTTTGATAAGCATTCGGCAAAATTAAACTATATTCCCAATAGTTTACGGGTTTTTGCATCGGGGTTATAGAATCCTTTAGCTATTGCCTCCTTCAAAGTTTCAATAGGTACTGCGGCTTCGGAAACAGGCAGTATAGAATGCTGGCAATTATAGCCGCCAGCATAGGCAAATATTGTACTTGAATCAGTGGCACGATTCATTCCCGCCCATCCTTTGCCCGTGTTGCATTCGCCTAAGTTCTCTTTATTGCCCCAACTTTCAATCTCTTTTTTGTGATACCATTTGCCGTTGCGCTTTTCACAAAAGCATCTGGTTGTGTCCATTAAACCGCCCGTGTAACGATACCACTCTAAGCCTAAGTCTGCTGCGATAATCTCGGTAAACGCCCGATCCGTTGTGCCAATAGTATCGGTAACAAGTTGCCGCGAATAAGCAAGTAAACGCCCGTCGTAATTAGGCGTTCCAACTATGCTATCAGTTACGCTCACCAACAAATCGGAGTAGCTGGCTTTGGTTTCGATGCCTGTTAACAGCGTTTCAAAGACTGGATTCAGTACGGCTTCATCAATACCGTTTACAAGTTGCCCTACAAGTTGCGCCCGTCTTGCAGCGTACGTTTGTGCTGCGAAGGTTGTTTCTATTCCTTGCCCGCCTAACGTAGCCATGTAGGCAGTTGATGTAGCTTGCTGGCCTATGAAGTCTTTATTTAGTTCGCCTACAATGGTTGCATACTCACCTTGCGTCATGTACGCCCGTAAGTCCTCCAGAATAGCCGTTACCGTTCTAAGGTTTGCGCCTGTTTGGTCAACTACTCCGTTGGTGGTCGTTAGCTTAGCCATTAACCGCGTTAACCTTGCAGCGATTCGTGGCTGTATACCCGTCACTCGATTAACCCAGCTATCGGGAATATCTGTTAACCCGTTAACCTTGTCGCGGAGTAGTTCGGCTGCTGTGGGCATTGGTTACAATTCAACAAGCGTATATGTCATGTAAACATCTATGTTACTATCGCCAGCCGTTGGGTTGCCAACACTAACGAATACTTCCAAATCAACGCCATCAATAAATTGGGTTTGCCCAGCCGTTGGTGCTATGTTTATATTTAAGTTGCTTACTTTTGAAAGTGTTGCTGCTAATGGTGCTGTGCTTGACCCAATCGCAACATCTGCTCCAACCGCACGAACCGAAAGGCTTGTATTGGTAGCATAAGCCACGGTGTTAAAATTTACTCCGCATTGGATACTTAAAGGCTGGGCAAAATACCCAACAGGAACGGTAATTCCAAAGGCAACTGGAGTAGTGAACAATGTCAATACTTGCGCGGTTGGAATGGTAATTTTTACCGTCTTAATATCGCTAATTAGGTTCAAACTATTAGCCTGTGCCACAGCTTCATTAAATGGCGTTTGAGTTGTGTCACCGCTTGCCGTGAAGGTCATTACGGCATCTGCTGTAGTTATCGCTGCGGCTGCCTTTGCGGGTAAATTATTGACGTTAATACTTGCCATCTTTATATCGGTTTAGGTATGTTTATTGTCTTGCCTGTTGACGTGTTTAGTATTGGTTTGCGCGTGCCTACGTTTACCTCCAATTCGATACCATTAACATCGCAGCCCAAAGGCGCACCGTCTGCGCAAGGTCGTTTCTCGGTTAATTCTACGGCATCGCTGAACGTATAAGTAGCAACTCCGAAATCAACTTCATCGCTCCAGCTTATCGATGGCGGTTCTTCATCTTCACAGAATGAAGGCCTACCGTCTAAATAGACGTTATCAAACCCAAGCGTTAACCTAATGAAGTCATGCACGTATTCGGGCGCACCGTAAGCAAAAGACCGCGCCTTTCGAGTACGCATATAGGTAGTCTTTTTTTGCCCTGTGCTGAACTCATAGGCTTCACGGGTAGTTGGATAACTCGAAGTCCTCAAAGTTGATTCTAAGCGAATAGTCGGGTTAAATCCCGTGCCAACAAATCCCATATTAAACTGGTCACCATTGCCACAGGCTGAAACAAGTACGGTGCATTGGCAAAAGGTGTCTTTTAATTCAAACGCCACGCTTGTGTAAGTAGCTATTGGAGTAACCGCTTCAATAGTGAAATCGGTAATCAATACGAAATGCAAAGAAGCAATGTCCAAAAGAAACAAGAACCGCAAATCCAACGGATCATCGTTTGTCCACGTTGGGGTTATTACTTCGGTATAAGTTCCATCCGTTGTGTATATCGTTCCGCTTGTTAATCCCGATGCAAATTGGAACGTGTCAGTTCCTTGCATTCCGCTAATGGTGAACGTAATCGTGTAAGCTACATCTCGACAAAGAACATCCCTCCGCCTAACATAGTGAGCGGCTTGGGTTATCGCGCTTGCTTGCATTTGCCCACCGCTAATAACAATTAAGTCATCGCCACCAGCGTATACATCCCATTGTGCCTGACTTTGGAAGTCATCGCCAGCAAATCCGAACTGAGAACATTGGCACGGGTCGTAAACGGCTAAGTAAAAACAGCCATCAGGAAAACCAAGCCCGTTCCAATTTAGGTTATAAGTTAGAAATCCATTAGCGTAAGTCGGGCTGGTATATGATTCGTTGTCTAAAAATGCTAAAAAAGTGCCATCTTGATAGAATGCAGCCAACTTAACACGGGTTAAAATCGGCTTCATTATCACATTGGCAACCGACCCGCCCAAAGCAGTATTGAAAAAGAACTCCACGTAAGTCTTGCCAACGCTTTCAAACGTGTAGGTGTATGTTCCGCTTGCTGAATAGGGTATAATCGTGCCATCGCTAAAGTTCAGCAGCATCAACCCGTTATTTACCACAATCGTAAACTCCAATTCGTAATATAAACCGCTTGCGTTGGCTATTGCTTGCCGAATATAACCCGCCCCGCCTATTGGACTAACCGCCCGTGTATCTGGAAACGTCCACGCCCCGCCTTGTATCCAATCAACACCAGATCCTGTAAAGTTGCCATCTATCGTTTCGCTAAACGTATTAGCACACGCCCCGTATGCAAATTGAACGGAGGTAACGTCCGTGCTGCCTTGCACCTTTTGCATCCAACCCTCATAGCATGGCAGCGTACAATTGTCCTCTAATCCAAAGGGCAAAGGTTGGTATGGGATTAGGTCAAGGCTCATGTAGTAATTATGCTTATTTGAGCGGTGTTTTTCAAAGGGCTAAAGGTAGCCTTTTCCATATATCCCGTTTTAGTACCATTGACAAATGAAATAGCAATTTGGCTGTTTGGATTGTTCAAAAGTAATACTTGGTCTGTAAACGAAACAGGACACTCAAAAGACCTACGAACGCTATATCTACGTGTTGAATTATTTGTTTGAATAATTGGCCGCGATTGAATTACGTCCGTAGTTTTCCAGTACGTTTCTTGGGTCGTTCCTATAATCTGAATATACGTAGGGCTAAGTGATTCTGGTAAAACTTGGTGAACGGCAAAATTGTAGGTGAAGTAGTCACCAACATCATAACTCATGTAGGGCGTTTGCCATTCCGCTAAATCATTTGTCGATGGAACGGGCGAAGTAAGTCTATCAAATCGAGGGCTATGCATTTGTTCTAAAAGAACACCAGCAGAATCAAAACGACTTACAATTAGCCATAGGTATTGAATTACACCGTTGGTACTAAATGAAGCATTTGTCCAAAGTGCTGAACAAAAGAAAGAAGCAAAACCCGTGTATTGAGGTGTCCAACGTGGGCTATTCCTTTCAGTACCCGAAATAGTTGGGTCGTAAGTTCCATCTTGGTCTAATATCTCTAAAGCACACGGAGCGGCCGCGCTTTGCGTTGCCGTTGCAAATACGCTTCCTTGTATCGGTGCGGCTACTTGGTTTGTGTATGGTGCGGTTTCAATCCTCCAGTTATTCGATAATGCAGATTCTGCATAAAACTGATTAAACCCGCCTTGTAAAGCGTAATCAACTAAGTCGCCCGCAAAGTAGTCTGCATATCGCGCAATTACCTCCTTATTTGTATACGCTCCATTGTACCAATTTTGGCTCATGTTTAGCGGGTCGGTCTTTTCAGCTTTCGCATCGTTTACCGCCCACCTTTTGATAATGAAACATTGCGTATTTACAATATCGTTATTCGTGTATTCGAGTAGTTCCTGTATTGCACTTGGGTCGGTTGTTACTCGCGCAATGTTTGACAAGTCCAATACCGATTCATTATTGCAAGTTCCCGTAAAAGAGTATTGCTCTAAATTAAACCCAAAATATCTAATCTTTGTCGATGCGTTACAAGTAGTTGCTAATTCGTTACAATTCGCGGGTGTTATTATTATCGAACCAAGTTTAACGGCTGAATAAAGTATTTCCTCCACAAAGGTTAGTTCGACCTCGTTTACGCTATCAAATAATACCGCGACCCCCGCAGTTTTGAAATAGTCTACGTGTTCAACTATAACCGTTGGAACGCCCGCCACATTCTTAACCGCCATTGCTAAATTCCAGTTCTTTCGCGCCCAATCATAAACATCTTTGAACGCTACAATAGGCGCAATGATACTTTGATTGTCAGCCGTTGCGTTAATGCTTGCTCGTATTGCACCCGCAGAAGTAACCCAATCCAACGCCCCGTCACCCGTTTGAAAGAACTGCGATTGAAACGCCACAATCCCGTCTGACATCCATGCAACCGCGTACTTCATTACATCGTACATCGACCAACCCGAACACCCAAATTGATTGTAAACGCCCGTACTTGGTAGGAATAATTGAACAGGAATAACCGTTGGCGTTGTAATCGTTTCCCCGTTCTTTGATTCGGTAACCGTAACGCTAAAGTTGTTGCCCCTATTATTTTGAATACGTGCTGAAAAGGCATTATCTTCAATCTTAACCAACACATCACAACGCGATTCGTTAAACCTACACGCGGTTAAAAATATCACTCCAAAAAAGCTAATGTAGTTGCATCCTTGCGCTATTCGTATTTCAACATCCACTAAACTGCATACATTATTTGCAATGTATTTAGAGTACAAATAGGCATACCCGTCACCAGTAAAAGTGTAAGATTGCGAGTAGTCTATATTATAAATCGCATTCGAGTAATCGTATTCCAATTGGACGGCAGTGTCCTCCCATTCTTTAGGGTCGGAAACGGTTATGTTATCAAATAGGAATGTTACCATTGCTTGCGCTTGCTAAATTGGTTGCCCTTCAATTCGCGTAAAAGTAGTTTAGTTCCTGTTACTTGCGCTTGCCTATTCCTATCTAAAGCCGCGATAATGTTATGGTCTTTAAGATTAGCGGTTAACCCGTTCAATTCTGCGCTTTTTCCTATATCACTCATACCGCTTAACATAGCTGAATCCAACGCGGGCTTTACATAGTTGCTTAGGATGTACTTTTCTGCAAGTCCTTTGTTCATCGCTTCTAAAAGTCCTTTGTGCTTGCTTGTTTCCTTTGCCGTGATAACGCTTTCGCCTTTTGAAAGTTTTGCATGGATTGAATCACTTGTTGCCGTTCCTTCACCTTGTAAACCAACCACACCCTTAGCGAATTGTGGGATTGGGGTTGCTATTAATGTGCCGATTTCAATAAGACCAGCCGCGCCAATTAATGCCGCCATAGCTATACTAAATGGGCCGACTGGCGGAGTACCTAAAGCGGCAACGACCGCACTCGCAAGGTTAACGGTGGCCGCAAGTATAGCCGCCTGTTTTTGCGCTTCGGCTTGTTTACGCATTGCTACTTTTCGCCTTTCGTCATATTCTTCGCGGGTTATTTCGCCACGCTCTAAAGCCAATTCCAATTGGTTAAGTTCGTTTTCAGTAGCGGAGTTTTGAGCGTTTGAAATTGCACTAATTAGGCCTTGCATTGCACTAGCTACTTGTTGAAACTCTTGCAATTCACGCTCTAACTGTTCCTGTTTGGCTTCGGCCGTTCCCGCGTCTAACCCCGCTTTCTTGTCAGCTAATTCCTTGTTTATTGCGAATATACGGTCGCTGTGGTCTTGTTCCGCTTCCTCAATCAACTTATCGCGCTCCTTCTCTAACAGTACAATTGCGGCAGTTTGTTGTTCTATGCTTAATACGTGTTCCGCTCCAGCATTTATTACATCTTCAAGGTCTTTTTCGTATTGTCTTTGATTGTCGGCTAATTCAGCATCCCTTATTTCTTCGGAAGTAGTAGCCAAATACCGCTCAATCTCAATAAGCATCTTCGCCATGTCCTCCGCAATCTTAACCCGTTCCTTCGCATTGTCCTCCTCCTGTTTGAGTAGGCGTTCGGCTTCAGCTTCTTGCGCTTTGTTGTATTCCTCCGCGCGTTTTTCTTCTATTTTTAGCAGTGCCTCATCAGCTAATCGTTTATTTTTAGCGGCAATGGTTTCCTCACCTAATATCGTTTTGCGCTGTTCCTCCAATGCGTTAATCAAAGGCAATATTTCTTTGATTCTTTGCAGCGAAGTTGCCTCACCATTCAATTCATCGTTAAGGTCTGCAAGTGCTTTGTCTACAAAGAATATGTTTTGAATTTGTGACGCTCGAAGTTTTGCTTCTTCTTCAAGTTTCTTATTTATGTCGGCTTGTATGGCAGCGTTTACCTCTGATGGTTTTATGGGTTCTTCTTCAAAACCGCCCGCCCTTGTTTTTTGCTTTAATTCATAATCTGCCTTTGCAACTTCGAGTAGTTCTTTTGCCACTTTAAGATTTTTCACTGCTTTGTCTTTCGTTTCGCTTTGACTAAGTCCAAATTCGGCTGTAGCATCGCTTGCCTTTTCGTATGCAACTGTTAATTCATTTACTATTTTAAGGGTTTGCCCTAACGAAGCACCCGATAATTTTAACTGCAAATCTGCTACTGCCTGAGCATCCTGTGATATAAGTCCAATATATTTTGCAAACGGTATTAACGCGCTATTCGCTACCGCGCCAACTTTTAGCATAAAATTGCTATATGCCGTTTCCATTTGCGCAATTTCATCGGCAGTCGTCAAAGCCTGTGCGCCCATCTTAGCAAAGGATGCCGATGCTATTGTTCCAACGGCTTCAGCAACTTGACCAACCGTTGCGGTTTCAAGAGAAACATCGCCTAATTTTTCTCGCAATTCAACCGCGCTTATTTGCAAGTTGTCCAACACCAAAACCGACTTTCTACCTATACCAGTGATAAGCGATTCAACAAGGTAATCCACATCCTGACCAGTTGCGCGGGCTTGCATTTGGGCATACTTTAACAAGCTACCTAATTGGTCTAATGGTATCTTAAAATTGGATGCCTTAACTGCGCTTTTCATTAACACTAAATCCGTTACAGTTCCGTTAGTGGCATTGCGCAACCCCGCCAATAATTCAGGCGACCCAATCTTTGCAAACGCACGTTCCACGCCCTCCGCGCTTGCGGCTAATGTTATGGCCTCCTTTCCAAATGCAACCAGCCTATCCACTGCGAACGCGGCAAGTAATGCCGCTCCAACCGCCTTAAACTTATTAAGTATATTATCACCTAAAGTTGGTACGTTTTGAAGTGACTTGTTATATTGCTCTTGTTTAATTCTTGCTTTTTCAGTTTCGGCTGCACTTTCTCTAATAGCTTGCTTAACCTTTGCGCTAACCGAACCAAGTTTGCCGCTTGTTTTATCTATTTGGAATTGGGTTTCTTTTATAGCCGCCGTCACCGCCTTGAACCCTTGCGTCCCTACTTGCGTATCATCGCGTAGTAATTCTTTTAACCGTACTAATCGCAGTTCTAATTCGGCTATTGTTTTAGGCTGCTTTGCAATCTCCGTTTGTAGCCGCTTAACACCTTCCGAACCCTTAACAAACGAATCTTCTAAAGACTTGCCCGTTTGCGACATTTTAGCAATAAGGGCATCTAAGGCTTTAGTAGCCCCATCAACGTCTACTTTATACTTTGCTACTATTTCGTCTGCCATCCTTTGCGCTTTTAATCTCGCTTAACCGCGTTTCGACAAAGGTAAACAATTCCAAAAGGAAGTCGGAACGCCCCATATCCCGTAGCCTTGCGAACCCGTCAGAATCCTTACCCATGAACCGCAAGAAGCGCGTCCACTCTAATCGCTGTTTGCTTATTCGGTTGTGAGCGGATCGGAACGCAATATCGACCACCTTCTTTTCAGGTTTTCGTTTACCTGTTGAAAGCTTCTCAATAAGCTGGTTGCATCGGTCTTGGAAACTGTTAGCCCGTTTAATAATTTGATGAACATGGGCAGTCGAAAAAAAAAGCGACCTTCCTCCGTTTCATGCTTCAAGTAATCGCATTTCTCCGCGTGTATTGATTCGCTAATCTTTGACACGTCCTCGTCCTCCCGAACGTAATTGATGGCGATAATGTTCACCAAAGCATCTAAGTTCACGATCTTCTTTTCAAGGTCGGTCAGGTCGTTAATTACCACGCCAGCGCGAACGATGTCCTGTTTGGCAAGGCACACGGTAATCGTTTCAAGTGCTTGCTTCCACGTTTCGGAACTTAACCCCGCAGCCATGTATTGAAGATGTGTGTGGGCTTCACTTAGCCGTGTGATAGGTACATCGCCTTCATCCCGGAACGAGTAATACCACCGCCCTTTATCGTCCTTAAATTCGGCAACCATTCCACTACGCACATTAGCAGCTTGGTTAGCCCTATGCCAATCACTTAGACGTTGCGCCCCAAATAGTAGGTTAGCTAATTTGATACCCATTTATTTAGTAGTGTGTTTAGAAATGCAACAGATAGAACGGTAATAGGCCAAAGGTATAGTTCGCCACCTAAGTAAAAGTGTCCAATCGTTCCCCAAACAGAAGCCATGCACGTAGGGCAATACCAAAGGGGCTTGGATAGCTTTTGGTGCAGCTTGCTTAGTGATAGGTAGAACTGTTCGGGATTGCCGTAGAACGTAAATATCAACTCCATAACGGCCAAATGAAAGCCAACGGAAACAAGCGAGGTTAGGACAATTATACCTAAATGCATTCGGTCAACACATTTGCCGCGCCCGTAACTATTCCACTTGCGCCTTGTACTAATCCAAATTCCACGATTGCGCACGTTATTCCTGTCCAAGTCACGTTTGCGCTTACCTTGTACCGAACGCCCGCCACGAATGAAGGTAACGCGGCTGCAAGGATAGTAAGGTTGCCTACGCCTGTGCTTGTTCCTGTGGCCTTACTTACCGACCCATCCGCAAGGGATTCAAAGGTTAGCGTTACGGCCGTGTTGATTGGAAACGTACCGAAGTTAACGGAAGCCAAACACAAATTCATTCGTTCTGTTTCGGAGCAACCTCCGCAATTATAGCAACTCATCTTCGTCTGTTTTATCCCCGCTCATGTCGGTGAAGTTAAATGTAACCGAGGTTGGCAAGTTGCCTGTTAATTCGGTTGTTGTGCTTTCAGTTAGGTTGTTAAGCCTATTGGTTATGCTTGCATTGTAGTTACCCAATAGCCCGCCAGTTATTTGGTCGGCTCTTATTTCCTTACGTATATGCGAACAGATAGTAACGAAGTCATCGTAATACCCGTCTTTATTATCAAAGTATTGGTTAACGCATCCATAAAAATCATAACAAAATGATTCAAAGCCATCCATTACCAAAGGCAACTTTGGATAGTCCTCAACTCTTGTACCATCTTTACCGACATACTGAATTTTAGGCCATTCCAACGCTTTAGATTGTAGGCTTTTCTTGTACGCTTTCCACGCTTCAAGTAAGTCGTTAGGTGTCTTAAAAATACGCGATGGATGTGGTAATTTATCCATTGTTTGTTTTTCTATGAATGTTTGCCCAAGCTTGAACGTCTTTACCGTTTATCATGTATCGCGCTGCGTCTAAATGGTCGGCTCTTTGGTTACCCTGTGAACGGTCTGACTTGCGAATACTGCCATCGGGATTGATTTCAACACGTTCAAAGTCACGGGTCAAATATAAGCATTTCGGGTCGATTCTAAAGTCTGTAAAGTTTCGCAGAAAATAGTTCACATCGTTACGGCTGTTAACGTGCTTTGGGTTCGGTCTTAAATCGAATTGCCTATCCTGTAAACGTAGCCCTTTCTGCAATGTTTTGTAAACGCTCAATTTGTCGGGCGATACCATACTGCGGTTTGTGCCGTTGTAATCGCCTTGAATTGTGAGTAGGTGCAATGCCGCCCCGTACTTGTTTTTAATGCGGTTAATCGCTTCATCAACCGTGCCGCCTAATATCGTTTCCTCATCGAATACGTGCAAATGATAGCCCTCCGTATCGCGCCAAAATTGATAGTAGATAAACGCAAACGGGTCGATGTTAAAATCCATCGAAATGTAAAGCGGTCGGGTCGGGCTGTAGCTGCAAGGCTTAACGTGAGTGCTACGGTCGAACGCATGGGCGAAAGGTGCAACTACTTTTTTACCACCCCAAAGTCCAAGAACATAAACGCGGTAATAGTCGGGGTCTACTGTTTGCAGCGTTGTAAGCGTTCGGATATACGCGCTGTCCAAGTTTCGCGTGTTGGTTTGGTAGGTGGTATGGCAGTAGAAAGTATCATCGCGGTCTTGGTCGTGAAAGTCTGTTCTAAGCCAATGCGTTTCCTCGATGTCGGTATTGTAGCTAATTAAAATTTGCAGCCGCCCCCGTGTTGTTCTCACCGACATATCGGCTTTACGAAAGTCCTCCGCGCTTATTTCATCGGCTTCTTCAAACCAAATAACGGAAGGGTCTTTAATGGATTTGACCTTTGCCGTTTCGTTCTTTGATGTTTTCTTTAGCCCTCTGGAGATTATCGTGTTGCCCGTAAGCAAGCATCTAAACGCCATTGTAGTTTCGTTTACCTGAAACATTGGAGTTAATCCATGCGCTTCGATTAGGTCTTTCATTTCGCGGAATTGGCTGTCCCGAATTGACCCGTGTATCTCACGCATTAAAACGCCCCTAAAGTAATCGGGCTGCATACAACGCCCCAAAAGGTAAAGGGCTATGTTGTGCGACTTGCCTGACGCTCGGCCACCGTAAAAGTGAATATACCTTTTGTTGGAAGCAAACGCGGGCGCAAATGCCTTATTGATACTAATTTCCACGATTCAAATGCTTGTCTTGCCTAATCCTTGCCAGCTGCGAAGGTGCATTAAGTTGCTTCAATTCGCGGTCGTACATCGCAAAGTAACGCTGCAAAGTTAAGGTTTTTCCAATTCCTTGCCCGTAAATTGAAAGGATAAAGTAACCCGTTTTTACTTCGCTTTCGGGTTTGACGTTTGCCGCGTTGCCGAAATAGATAACGGGCTTACTTGTTGAACGCTTGGGTACTATGCCCATCTTTGCAAACACGCCTTGATAAAGTAGTTCATCAGGTACTGTACCACCCCAATCAAATTGAAGCATATCGCGGGGAATGCCGACCTCCATGTAATAGTCCAAATACTCTTGCATCTTATCGCATACACGCCCAGCTTCAAAATACATCCAACTGGACTGAATGCCGCAAAGTGTAGCGGTTTCACTTAGCCCAAAGTGTGACCAAGTACGTTCACTTTTTGCCCAAAGGTTATACGCAATTTCATCAAACCTACCACCCGACCCCATCACTTCGGTAGCTACTGTTGTGCCGTTTAGGTCGTGGAGTAGTGGAGTAATATCGCACAAAGCCAATCCATCGACATCTAAGTAAAGGAACTTGTCTAATCCAATCGAACGCCCCAAAGTGTATATTTGAGTTTTGACTTTCGCGGGGTCAATACGCCATCCGTTGTTTAAGTAGGATTTGGTAGGTAGGATATTTATAGACGCGAATAGTTCTGGGCGTGTGAGGTTCAAACTAATGTCCTCACTTATGAAAATGTGTATCGGTACGTTGGGGCTGTGCTTATGTAACGACAAAGCGAGGTTGTGAGCCATTAGCCCATAACCCCGCTTTCCGAATGCAATTAAAAGTATACTACTAAGAGAAGATTCCAACGGGTAGCACTTGGCTCTTTATGCCAGTTGCAAACTTACCATTAAAAGTGAACTCATAGTGAGCGTTGTCGGTATTGTCATCAGGAAATACCAAACTTCCCACAAACTGCAAACCTTTCACACCTCTAACCAATATGCCAACAGTTGTTTCGTCAACTGGTTTGATTAGGATTGCGCCAACTACAGTACCACTTGAAGCGTTTATTGCAGCATAAGCAAGGTCATTCGTATCGTTTACGTTCTGGTCCATCCAAGTGCCCGCGATTGTGTAGGTAGTTGTGTTTGGCTCTGCACCAGCGATATAAGAAGCCCCAGCAGCAACAGCAGATTGAGCGGGAACACCTACTTTAATCGCTTGGAATAAAGTAGCTTTTCCGCTTGCAATATCAGCAGCGATGGTTACTTCGTCTGAAAAGTCGGTAGTGGTAGCATCGCAAGCAAATATAATAGCTTGGTCACCGCCACCCGTTACCGTTGCCCCGCAGTCATTCAGTAACTGTTCGGGTAGTTGGTCTTGGCAAAAAGAGTTACATGACATTTTTGGGTCGTTTTTATGATTCGCCTACAAAGGTAATTAGTAATTTTTTAATGCGATTTTCAAGGCTCAACATCTTTAGCAACGGTCACAAACTGCCCTTTATTGTTCCGTTTCCTTCCTGTGAACGTGCGTGCAGTCAGGTGCTGGATGGTTTCCTTAGCGGCTTTCAATTCCCTATCCTTTGCATCATATTCTTTGTCAGCTTCAAGTAAGTCATCTTCAAGTTTCTTTGATACTTCAATCTCCACTTCGTAAAGTTTCCGCATAGTGGCTATTGCCTTAATCGAAATTTCTTTATCCTCCAAAAGGTCAGCTATCCTTTCATCCTTTTGATGGATAATTGCAAACAGCATACCACACGCAAGCGTTAACGTGGCTGCTATAAATACTGGTATGGTCAAAAGTACAGGGTTCATTTTCGTTAGTTTTCTTTAGTAAATTGCCAGCCCTCCCAGTTATAGCCTACCGTGAACGCGGTGCTGCCTTGTGTTTTCAAAGTGTGATACGGAAATCTGTGCAACGTGCAGAAATCCCTAAAAGTACCCGAATGCTTAACTGTACGCCCGTCAAAGTGAATAGCCGTGTAACGTGTTGGCTTGGCACGTCCAACCACCTCCACGCCTTTCATTACCTCCGTAATATGCGAATAGTTACTCATTTTCTTCTACTATTTTGAACAGGCTCGGTTTGCTTAGGATGAATGCCTCACTCCAGTAATCTCCATTTTGTTTGCTGCCAAACTGCCTACCGAATCCACGAGTGTCAAACATCAATAGCTTGGTGTTTTTTGGAATTAACGGGTGCGAATCGGTTAACACTATTGCGTAGGTTTTCATTTGTCCTCAAGTGCTTTAATGCGTTCATCTTGGACAAGGTTGTACTCCGCAGCTTTCAAAAGTGCTTGCTCCAAACGGTTAACCCGTTCGCGAAGTAAGCCGCGCTTTTCGATGCCTGTTTTAATCAAGTCGATTAGCTGGCTGGCTAATGTAATTATCCCGTCTATGGGGATTGATTTGTTTGCTTGGTTGCTCATGTTGCGAAGGTATTACGTGTTTTTCTTTAGTTGTGTAATTAGATGGACGTTGTGGAAAAAAACTCATCGAGGACATTTTGTCTTTGATTTTGTCCTTGAGTTAACTCTGGTTATAAGCTATTTATATAAACTTGCCACATAAGGACTATTTCCATAATCTAACAAGATGTATTTTTGTCCATCTTTACCCCAATTTTCATAGTTCCAAAAATCACAGTTTTCAAAATCAAATTCAGGTATCAGTTTTTTAATTTTATATACTTCGCTTTGTGGCACTTCTTTAATAGTTGTGTATCTCTTTTGGCAAACAATACCCATGAACATCCATTTCAGTTCTGCTAATGGTGCTATATGCTTGTATTTATCCCAAATTCTTTTTTCATTAAGTCCTTGTAAATAACCTTTTCTACTTACAGGAATCTTGATAACTACATCATTAAATAAAATTACAAATCTTGTTGAATATCTAAAACAGCTCAGTTCTTCGTTCATAGCTTTGTAATTTCTTTCATCCATTGTTCTTCGTATTAAGTTTCGAGGTATTAATCAGCCACTTCGCCAAGCCCGATAACGTTAACTTTTAACCGTCAACTCAAACCCATCAGGAAACATAAGCATCAACCCGGCAAAGGTAGGCTTGGAATTTACGATGTCAAGTATACCATCTTTGTTGATGTCGCTCATTGCAGACCCTACCAACACGCAGCCCTTAATGTCACTTTGCCCAGTGAAAACCTCGTATTCATCGCCCTTATCTACTATCGTATAGTTTTGATAGTTGCCAAATATGCCCAACTTATTTAGTACCGATACTCTCTCTTGCTCTTTCATTATCTATTTTTTTAATGGTTTTTCCAATTTCTAAAAATTCCTCAACGCTAAAATTATTGCCCCGTGTTATATTGCACCTATGGCAGCATGGCACTACATTATCCTCCGTATGTCCTTTATTGTTATCAATTCTATCTAACCCTAATTTTTCTGGAGTATCGCAGTAGTAACAAGTTTTATTCCTTATTGCGTCTATCAAAAAATCCCTTGATATATTAAATTCTAACCTCCTTTTGTAATCTCTATTCCTATACGCCTTAAGTTTAGCGGTTATAGCGTGTTCAAATTTTCTGTCCTCTAAATCCTTTATACTTCTAACCACCTTTTTTGCGCCTGCTCTTTTTCCAAATAAAATTTCTTCGGGGCTATTGTATCTGTAATACCTAATCCTTACCCCTTGATAGTTTAAGTCAAATTCCTTGCTCCACTCAAAAAGATACTTTACTTGCCCATTATATTCTAATGGCGGCAACTCAAATAGGATTCTTGCCCTTTGTCGCACCAAAAAAAGTTATTCAATCCGTAAGGCTTTGACTGGTCTAACCTTATTAAAATCTTTCCTTTTTCATGCCCGACCCCTACCATTTCTTTGAATCCCTTAAAAGTACTCCACTCGTTTGGAAAACCTATTTTCTTGCCTTTTTTAGTAAAGACCTTACTTCTCCATACGTTGTGCAATGTGCCACGACCTACTTCTTCGTTCAAAAAGTCCTTTCTATTCCTCCAAGATTCTTTTAACGCTTCACTTTTGGTAAGAGTAATATCTCTTTTTTTAGTCATTATTTTTTTACTTTACCTACCAAAGATAAGCTTTTTGGATTGATTGAACCAGCGTAATTGCCCCAATGGATTAGCACGAATGAGCGTCCCGGCACATTGGTAATGTGTAGGTGTCTGCCATACTTCGCGGAGTGACGTGGAATTACTTGGTAAACGCCCTCTGGTATGCAGCTAATCTTGTTCGCGTTATCCCTCCAAGCCAGTTCTAAAGTCTTGCATTTAAAATTACCAATCACCAACTCACCCAGCGTTTGGGTAGCTGTATACTTTCGGGTTAAGGTTGCTTTAATCATTTTCTTCATTATAGTAAGTTGGTTCTATACCGTATCTGTTTATGTTATACGTTGCTCCTTGCCCAAAGTTTGACATTGATAGTTTAGTTTGCTTTAATTCTAATTTCTGCGAATCTGTCATTTTATTATAGAATTTTGTGTTATTCATTTTTATGGCTTCTAAAGATTGCCTAATTGATAATCCATTTTTAACGCCCATCAAGACTTTACTAAATCGCGCATTCATTTCGGATTCACTTATATCTTTTTTTTCTCTTGTATTGCTTCCAGTAGTCCACCCGTACTTTTCTCTTTGATAATGTTTTTGATAGCACGTCATGCAGTACCCCTTTACTTTTGATAGTTTACCGCATTCACAATTTGGCTTTTTTTTAGGCAATGGTTTTTCTTTTTTATTCTTTTCCTTGTGCTTTTTTTGCGCTTCTTTTCCTAATGTTGCGTTGTATATTTTTTGTCTTTCCTTGCCCTTTTCGGTATTTCTTTGCTTTTTTGAATAGCAAGCAGCGCACATCCCTTTACTTAAAGTGTATGGGCTATGGCATTCAGAACATAAAACTCCTTCAATTATCCTATTTACTGCCATCGTTTAAGTCTTTATAAAATAGTCTTTGTTGATCTACGCTTAAAATCAAAACGTGTATTGGTGTCGGCTTAATCACCTCCTTGCACACGTGCGGCTCATAGGCAGCAAGTGGGCAAAGTAGGCAACTAAGGTAGTAGGTGATTGCTAATGTGCGCATCAGAAAGGAAGCATATCCGCGTCAATATCTTCAACTGGTGCACTTACGGCTTGAGGTGGTGCACTTTGCTTTTGAGGTGGTGCACTTTGCCCAGACGTTAGCTTCCATCCCGTTATGCTTGGGTAATACTTGCCCGAATATTCTCGCCCTCCAACATTCGCTTCGACACTAACCGACTGCCCTATTTGCAGCCCGTCAAGTAGCGCGATGTTTTGTTTGGTAAACTCGATTGGGGTTAAATTATTGAATTTTTCCTCCGTTGCAACTACTAATAGCCGCTTGCTGAATTTGTCGCTTATTACTTCTGTTTGCCCGATGTGGTGAACTGTGCCTGTGATTGTCATGTTATTTGATTTGAAGGTTATTGATTGTTTCAATTTTGTAGCCTTGCACATCCTCACCGCTTTCGATTGCGGCTTTGATTGCTGTTAGGTTAGGCTTCCGGGCTTCCGGTACTAAGGTAGTAAATCTATCCGCTAAAGTGAACGCCACGCCATCGGAAACACACCGCTTTGACGTTCTGAATGATAGCTTAATTAGTGGCGTTTTAACCTCCGTAATCTCAAAGTATTGCATGGCCTGTGATATGGCAGCTTTCAAACGGTCGGCTTTTTTCTCCTCCGATTTGGCTAATGCTTGCAAGCGGGCTATCTCGTCTTTAATCGCTTGCACGTTGCTTTCTGAATCTTTAATCACATAGGCATAAGCGACTGCCTTTCCTTGTAGTTCCGCTTGGTTAATCGCCAGAGCATTCTCAATTTCTGGTGTCAATTCCTCTTGCTCCAGTAAGGTTGCAAGTTCGATGTACTCCTGTTCAATTTGGTATAATGGCTTGTTCATTGGTTTGTAAATTTAGATTTAAGTGATTCTTTTAATGCGATAACAGACGGGATTCGTTGCTCGTGGGCGTTTAGCGATTTCCATGCCGCTCCCAATTCGTCAAGCGTAGTGCAAGCGTTTAATACTGCCAATGCGTTATGGTCGGTCACGCGTGGAGCTGGTGCTACCGTTGCCTTTTGTGCGTCATCGTCTTCATCTATGTTCAAATTAAGAACACCAGCGTATGCGTAGCGTTTTGCATAAGTCAAGGCCGACCCCAAAGCCTGTGGATTGCTTGCATCCTTACACGGAGTGAGCGAAACGCTGCTAATGTATTCGCCCGATGTGTGCAATAGCATCGTTTCCAAACCACTTTCACAGGGCAACTGGATAATCGATAGCCCGACCGCGTTTAAGTGTGGTGTGGTGGCTTCTATGATATTGCTCAAAGATGCGTACTTGTTCTTAAAATGTGGGTTAACGGCATCCTTGCCAACCTTACCCATTAGCCCGTGGAATTTGTGCAAGGCAACGGCTATTTCTTTAATTGATTCGCTTGTTTTCATAGTCCTAATTTCTCTAAAAGTTCTTCTTCGATGTTTGTAATCTCAAACGATGCCCAAGCGTTAACCAGTTGGGTAACATCCATGCCGTTCCAATGGTAGCTGTCAATTTCCAACGTGTCAGGTGTTCCCGGCACATCTCTTGTTCCTTCGCTACCTTTCTCAAGATAGTACTCAACACGAACGGTTATGTCGTTAATGTCGTAATCTAAATGGTCTTTCATTTTGTTGTGGTTTTAAGTTTGGCCAAATATCGGGGTAGTGTTTCTAATTAAATGTTTCAAAACATACAAAAGCGAAAATAAATTTATCTGCACTTACTTTCTTCAATCCACCACCATTTGCACCCGTGTTCCTCCCGAATGCTGCAGAACCAATCTTCGCCCCGTTGCTCTATTCCATCGACCCAATACGTCTTTCCGTTGCGTTGGAATGCCCGGACGTGGGTTGGTTGGGTATCAATAAGTTTGCTTGACTTGTTGGATGGTTTCATCGTAGTTGCTGGGCTTAGTTACCATTGCTATAAATCCTTTTGCTTGTAGTTCCTTAATGCGATACTCTTGCACCTTACTTAATACGCCATGATCATCTTTTACCTCGATAAAGATGGTAGGCCTTAACGGGTGCAATAGCATAAGGTCAGGATATCCGTTAACCGTTGCCCGTATTATCTTAATCACCAGCCAGCCATTACCCTCAAAGTATCGTTTTAGTTTTCGCT